TCTGAATCTGATTCAGAAAACAATTGCAGTGGTGCTGGTAGTCTCTGGACTGCCAGCACCATTTGCATTTCAGGAGATGTTTAGATGAACAAGCAGATTGAAGCCCTACTGATTGAGCGTGAAGGCTATGTGCGCAGAGGCAGACAGGATCGGGTGAAGGCTGTGGATGAGGCTTTGCGCCAACTGGGATATGGCTCTGCTGTGCGTGAGTCTGAGCCTGTTGAGGTTGCTGTTGTTGAGCCTGAGGAGAGGGCTGTTGTGAAGAAGGCTGTAAGAAAGCGCAAGGTGTGAGATGGCGATCACGAATGGGTATGCGACTCTTGCTGAGGTGAAGGCTGCTCTGCGTCTCACTGACAATGTGGATGACTCGCTTCTAGAGAAGGCTATTGAATCTGCTTCACGCCGAATTGATGGGTACTGTGGTCGCTGGTTCTACAAGACCTCTGCCACAGCAGTGAACATCTACCCAATCAACGAGTATCTCGTTGCGTTTCCTGATGATGTTTCTAACACGAGCATCACGATCAAGATTGATACGAACGCTGATGGTACTTATGCCACGACTCTGACGCAGGGTGTTGATTACATTCTTGAACCAACTGATGCTGCGCTGCGAGGCTATCCATACACTCACGCTCGCATGGTTGGCGGTCAGACCTTTCCTCTGGAGGTCACACCTTCGTTCCCAACGGTTCAGGTGACAGCGCAGTGGGGTTGGAATGCTGTGCCATCTGATGTGAGTCAAGCCTGTGTGCTTCTCTCCATGCGTCAGTTCGCTCGTCTGAACGCTGCGCTTGGTGTTGTCGGTTTTGCTGACATGGCGATTACGGTTCGTGCGGTTGATCCTGATGTGCGTGACCTGCTGAACCAGTATGTGAAGTTTGGTGTGATCTAATGGCAGCAACCGTCTCTCAGGTCGCTACAGGGCTGGCAGCGAGGCTTGGCACGATCTCAGGCTTGCGCACCTTCACCTATCAGCCAGAGCAACTCAACCCACCTTTCGCTTTCCCTGTGCTTAACGGAGTCCGTTATCACGCTGCGTATCAGGGTGGAGATGTGGTTATGGACTGGACTGTCAATGTGGTTGTCGGTCGCTATCTGGATCGGACAGCACACGCAGCATTGGATGGGTATTTGTCTTACAGTGGTGCGACCAGCGTCCGAGCAGCACTGGAGGGTGATCTGACGCTGGGTGGCGTGGCACAGACTTTGGTAGTACCATCTGGTGCAGACATAACAAGCCTTAGTGCTGGTGATGCAGAGTTCTTGCAGATCCAGTTCTCGGTCATCGTTCACGCATAAGGAAGCAACATGGCAACTTACAAAGTTCTGAGTGACAACTTCTCTCTCGGTAAAGAGGGTGAAACTGTGGACAGCAAGGTGCTGGAGGGGTGTAATGTTGAGGCGTTGATTGAGGCAGGTCATCTTGCTGAAGTCGCAGGTAAAGTTTCTAAGCAAGCATCGAGCGAACAGGACAAGTAATCATGGCAAAGGTCGTACTCACTAACGCAAGCATCACGATCAACTCTGTTGATCTCAGCACCTACGCCAACAATGTTGAGTTGGTCTACGAAGTCGATTCTGTGGAGTCAACGGCGTTCGGTTCTGGCGGACACACCTTCGTGGGTGGGTTGCAGAATGTGTCCTGCAACATCGATCTCATGCAGGATTTCGCAGCCACAAAGGTCGAGGCAACGATCTATCCTCTGGTCGGCACGACCACGACCGTTGTCATCAAGGCTGACTCTGGTGCGGTCTCGGCAACGAATCCGTCCTACACGCTGACCGATACTTTCCTTGCTTCGCACACGCCAGTGGCTGCTGCTGTTGGCGAGATGGCGATGACCTCGCTGTCGTTCACTGGTGGAACGCTCGCTAAGGCAACCTCGTAACAATTTCATTTAGTAACAACTAGAAGGAGAAGCGCATGAAGATTGCGTTGAAGGTTGTGTTCAATGACGGAACATCACAGGCTTGTGATGCTGTGTTCGCTGACTTTGTGGCGTTTGAACGCACATGGACTCGCAGCGTTGCGAAACTTGAGCAGGACTTGAGGATCACTGATCTGGCTTGGCTGTGCTGGCATTCGCTCACTCGCACCCGTAAGACCGCTTTGAAGTTCGATCCAGACTGGATCAATACGGTGGAGACGGTTGAGATTCGGGAGGATGAACCTCAGGAGAAAACTGTTGAGCAGTTGATGGGTCGTGATACCCCAAACTTGGAGCAGACTCCACCCATTGGCTGATTGCGCATCTTGCGCATGAGTTCCATATTCCTCCTTCTTCTTTGTATGAGGAGAGTGATGCGATGATCAGTGTGATGCTTGCTTATCTGAAGCAGCGCAATGAGGGCATGAAGAGGGCGCAGCGCAGAGGGTAGTATTCTCTGCCTCATGGCTGAGGCACAGTTCGTTGGTACACAGATTTATGGTGTGAAAGGTGTGCTTCAGGAGTTGCGTTATTTGGATCGCACTCTGTATGGCGAGATCGTGAAGCAGATCAAGCAGCCTCTGAAGGTGAAGGTGGCTGATCCTGTTGGGCAGGAGTTCCCTGCTTCTCCTCCGTTGTCTCGCTGGGTTGCTAGCAAGGGAACTGTGAATGACACGCTGAAGCAGGGGAAGCGCAGTCAGGGTTCTTCTCGTTTCCCTTATTACGATCCCAAGCGAGCAAGAACAGGTGTGAAGGTTGTTGTTGGTGGGCGCAAGAAAACAGATGTGCTGACTGGTCGTGTTACTTATCCAATCGCCAGAATCAGGCAGGGTGATGGTGCTGGTGCAATCTTTGATATGGCTGGGACAGTTGATAAGAACGCACGATTTGTGAAGAACCTTGATGGTAAGGGATTTGAGAAGCCGTCTCGTGTGATGTGGGATGGTGTGCAGAAGCGTTACCCACTCATTGAGTCTGAGATTCGGGCTATTCTTGATTTCGCTGAAGCAGCCGTTTCAGATCGCCTTGCTGCTCGTGGTGGTTTCTCCCAGTATCAAGCAGCATCTGAGAGGGCTTCTCAGCAGACTCGTAATGCTGCTACAGGAAGGTTCGGTGCTTAGACATGGCTGTTGTTGTACCCATTGTCTCTTCGTTTGATGCTCGTGGTATCACGAAAGCGATCCGTGATTTCCAGAAGTTAGAGGGCGCAGGGAACAAGGCAACTTTCGGGTTGCGTACTTTGGATCAGGCTGCAACCAAGATGGCTGTCGGCTTGGCGAAAGTTGCTGTTGCTGGTGCTGCTGTCGCTGGTGCGATTGGTTACAAGTTGGCTGCTGCAGCGTATGAATCGCAGAAGGTATTAGCCCAGACGGAAGCAATTGTGAAGGCGACTGGTGGTGCTGCTGGTATCACCGCCAAGCAGGTTGCTGCACTGTCTGAAGAACTGTCAATGCAGATCGGTGTGGATGATGAGTTGATTCAGAAATCTGCGAACCTTCTTCTCACTTTCAAGCAGGTTCAGAATCAGGTTGGTGAAGGTAACCAGATTTTCAATCGGGCTGTGACTGCTGCACAGGATTTAGGCAATGTGTTCGGTTCTGCTGACGCTGCAGCAATGCAGTTAGGCAAGGCGTTAAGCGATCCAGAGAAGGGCATCACTGCTTTGCGTAGGGCTGGCATCAACTTCACTGAGTCTCAGAAGGAGCAGATCAAGACGCTGGTTGCTTCTGGTAACACGCTTGAAGCACAGAAGTTGATTCTTGCTGAGGTTGAGTCTCAGGTTGGTGGTACTGCTGCAGCATCTGCAACTGCGTTTGATCGTATGCGTGTTGCTGTGGGCAATGTGGCAGAACGATTTGGTGCGATGTTGATTCCGTACATTGAACGGTTTGCGAACTTTGTGATTGAAAGTGTTGTTCCATACATGAACAAACTTGCTGATGTGATCGGTGAGGATGGTCTGGGTGCTGGTATCAAGATGCTTGGCATTGATTTGCTGAAAGCAACTAGCAACATGGGCGCATTGGGGAACACTGTTCTGGCTGTTGCTACAGCATTCACTGCTCTTCGTTTGGTGACTGTCGCTGCCACGATCTCACAGGTGGCGTTCAATACTGCATTGTTCGCTAATCCAATCGGCATTGTGGTTGCTGCTGTGATCGCATTGGGTGTTGCGCTTGTCGCCTTGTATGTCAGATTTGAGGGTGTGCGCAGAGCGGTTGGCGCAGTGTTTGATTTCATTCTGAAAGCAATTCAGAACACAATCAATGGTTTCGGGAACTTCATCAACCTCGCCATCAAGGGAATCAATCTGCTGATCAAGGCAGCGAACTTCTTTGGCGCAGACATTGAGGAGATTGGTGAGATCGGTGAGTTTGCGTTCGGTCGTATCGGTGCTGCTGCAGTGAACGCCAAGAAGAAGATTGGTGGTGTTGCTGAGGTTGCTGGTGCGATGGCTGAGAAGGAGGGTGGCGTTGGTCAGATGATCAAGAGGTTAGACCTCGCCAAGCAATCAATGAATGAACTCAGTGGTTCTACTGGTGGCGTGTCCAAGACGGTTGAGACTGCTAAGGAGAAGTTGCAGAAGTATGTGGATGCTCTGAAGGGTTTGACTGCTGCGCAGCGTGGGCAGCGTGATGCACAGAAGGCAACACTGAAAGCGAACAGCGATCTTGTCGCTGCCAATGCCAAACTTGCTGATGCACAGGAGAACTTCAATCGTGTCATCTCAGGCACTGGATTGAACTCTGATGAGGCTCGTGACTCACAAACCAAGTTGGCTCGTGCGCAACGCAATCTTGAGCGTTCTGGTTACGATGTTGAGGCAGCCGTGTATGCGGTCAAGGATGCAGAGAAGGAACTTGCCGATCTGCGTAAAGACCCAACCGCATCGGCGCAGGCTATTCGTGAAGCGGAAATCAAACTGGCTGAAGCCAAGTTGCGTGTGGCTGATGCGAACGATGCGCAAGCGGAAGCAACAAGGGATGTGCAGGAGGCGCAGCAGAATCTTGATGAGACTGTGAACGGTGCTAAGGAAGGTAGCGACCGTTACAAGGAAGCATTGGATCGGTTGAATGATGCTAAGGCTGCGCAGGTGGATGCGTCTGAGCGTGTGATGGATGCGTTGGAGCGTGAGAAGGATGCGGTTGATCGGTTGCGTGAGGCTGAAGAGAAGTTGGCTGAGGTGCGTAAGACAACTCCTGCTGGTGTGATTGCTCGTGCAGAGGAACAGGTTTCTGGTGGTTCTGCTTCTGGTGTTGGCGGTGGTGCTGCAGGTGGTGTCAGTTTTACTCCTGCCGTGATTGCCAATAACCCGTTCACTTCCACGAGACGCAACCAGATGCTTGACCTCATCCCGTTCGCTAAGGGTGGCATCGTGACCGCACCTACAGTCGGTCTGGTTGGTGAGGCAGGTAGTGAGGCGATCATTCCGTTGGATCGTCTGGGTTCAGGCATGACGGTGAATGTCACTATCAATGCTGGCATGGGTGTTGATCCTGCGGTGGTTGGTGATGAGATTGTGAATGTGTTGCAGCGTTACAACAGGCGGAATGGTGCGTTGCCACTGAAGGTTGCATAATGGCGACAACGCTTGCGTGGGGTGAGGAAATCACCGTTCTGATGGAGTTGGGGTTTGAGGTCAATGTGTTCACATTGGACTCTGCTGAGGATGGCATTCT